CTCAAGATACTCTTCTACTAACCACTCTTGATATTTCTGCTGCCTCTCCATCCACTGAACAGGAGTGCCGCTTTCTTGATCTAAAGAAGGATAACCACGAGGATCTTTCTTTAGATTTTCAATTAACCTGTCAGCCTCTGCTTCTGTTATGTTTACATACGAAGAATAATGCTCACCATCCGTTGGTCTCCCAGTAAGACGAGCTTTTAGAGTTACCCACAAACGAGATTTTGGACTAACATAAGACCAGGGTATCTTGGGATCAAGTACCCCCTCAGGCGGTTGTGGTAAATCTAAGTCTTCGGGATTCATTGCTTGTTCTTACGATTCTGTTCTTCTATGTACTGATTCAACATAGTAACATAAACAATTCTTTCCCAAGGTAGCATGTTATCCAGTTCACTCAAAGAAAATTTATGAATGTACATTAGATTAAAATTTGACTGATAATGATTAGCCAAATTATCATGGAACATGCTCACCCGAAAAAATTTACAAGACCCTCAATGGTGTACTCAGATTCAACTCCTGTCTTCGGATTCTTAACAATGAATGTATGAGATAACTTTGGCATTGTAGCAAAGAAGTCTTTAACTTTCTCAAATTGTTTTGAAGTAAGACCACCAATCCACTCTTCTATTTCTTTTCTGGGAGTATTCTTTGCCTCGTAAACATCTTCGCCAACAAAAATTTGATCCACAGAATCAACAATAATATCAAAAACTTCTTCTGCGTTCAAACTCTTCATCATGATTTGTGTCTTGATGAACTGATCCATTCCAGGATACTTCATTATTAATCCAGTAGTATCATCAAGCAGGATTGTGTTTGTATGTTCTGGTGTTTTCTGTACTTTAACTTCGTTTAGATCTAAAGTATAATTTACCTGAGTCTCATTATCATCACTACAAGTAATCTTCATTTCAACTTCTTCACCAACAGACTTAGCACGAATGTTAAGAAACAAATATTCAATATCAAACGATGCCAAATCTGACACTTTAATGCCTCTAGTCAGCACACAAGACTTCACGATGTTAACTACAGCATCTTGAATTTGTTTCTCATCTTCAGACTCCATCGCCATCAGCAAAACTTTTTCTTCACTGACTAAAAATGGTCTAAACTTAACTGGTTTTTCTGTGGATGGTAGTTCCAATTCATATGTTGGGACTGGTGGTTTTGGTAAAGCCATGATTACTCCAAAGGAAATAATATTATTACAATTTATTTATTAGCGGTTGGGCCAAGGTAAACCCTTTTCATTAATAGGATTTCTATCCCAAGAAGTATAATAAAAATTAGCAGTACATTTTACCAATTGTGATGATCCGTATGACAACGGAATAGAATCGATAGAATATGGCCAAGCATTATTTAATATAAATTCCATAGTGCTCACGCCAATTTCATCTGTTTTATTTCTTTCTTTCTTTTGTACATGTAATGTACATTGATATTGTTCTGGGTATTTTAATTTTCTGGACTTTTCTCCCACTCGTACACCACTACCTGGATTATTAGTACTATCTATAGTGTCGTAAATAAAGTCATGCCAATCCAACAAAAATTTAAATGCTTGCATCTCTGCGTCACACATAAAAGATAATTGTAAATCAGTATAAATTGGGGAAGTTGGGTAATAAATTGGTCCCTGACCTTGATATCTACCAGTGATTGAACCAGTGTTTGATTGAATACCTGGCAAAGAAACTTCATCACACATTAAAAGTATTCTCTCTCCAACGGCAGACACTGATCTATTTCCAGAAACTGGTGCGTTAATCCTACCACCTCTTCCCTTGCCATCCATGTATGTTTGTAATTGGGAAGGTAAAGTAAAATATACGGCATAGGTATTACTTCTTGCCATGCCTCTACCATTTACGATAGCGTCAAGATAATTTTGAACACCCATCTATAAATACCTTTGAGTAGTTTTATATTTATATTTATGGCATACTCGGGATTATATCGCCCAATAAATCCCGCGAAGTATAGGGGTAACCCTATGAATATCATCTATCGTTCCTTATGGGAAAGAAAATTTATGATGTTCTGTGATAAGAATACTAGCGTAATTGAATGGGGCAGTGAAGAAGTTGTGATACCCTATCGTTCTCCTCTGGATGGTAGAGTACATCGTTACTATGTGGACTTCTATATTAAAGTTCGTACTAAAACAAATGAAATCAAAAAATATCTTATTGAAATTAAACCAAAGAATCAAACAACACCTCCACCTCCCTCAAAGAAACAAACTAAAATATACAAAGATAAAGTTCTGACGTTTCTAAAGAACCAAGCGAAATGGGAAGCCGCAAGTGACTGGTGTGAGGATAGACAAATGGAGTTTCTAATTCTTACCGAAGATCACTTGGGGATAAAATAAATGGCAAAAGGATTCAAAAAAGAAACAACAAATAAAACAAAAGGATATAATACTTTATTTGAAAGGATTCAAGAAAAAACAGGGGGACAAGAACAGTCCTGGCAGTGGTATAGAAAGACTGTTCGTTCTATGGCTCTTGAGTATAAACAAAATCCAGACAAAACAATCAGAGACGAGCGAAGAGATAAGACAGACGATGAGGAGAGTAAAGATTCAAATCAATTAAGAAGATTCGCAAGGCAAGGTAGGTTATTTCTCTTTGAATACAAAGCAAAGATGAAGTATCTACCATACTATGATACGTTTCCTCTAGTCTATGTTATCAAAGCAAACACAGATCATTTCTTTGGATTCAATCTTCACTATCTAGAACCAAGAAAACGAGTCATAGCAATACAAAAGTTAAAAGACGATAGAATTGATTTACCTCGATCATGTCTTCATAAATATATTTTAGACCATGTAGATGGATTCCTATTAGATCTTGCCATTGATGAATGGGATACTGCTATTACACTACCAGTAGAACACTTTGTTAGAGAAAGAAGCGGAGTACTAATTCCATATAAATCATCTGATGTGTGGAAAGAAACCAACGAAAAATATAATGATCGTATTAAAGCAAAACGTATCGTAAAAGGATACGGAAATCCAGAAGATATTACAGACGTAACATAAATGGCAACTTTAAAGTATCCAGAAATTATTGATGGCAGTTCTGACTATATAAAATTTAAATTTTTTGAATACAAGGCACCATATGATGGTGGATTTATTACTGGTGCCGCTTCTGGTCCATTATACAATAGAAGCGCAATTGAAGCGAATTTAACACCAGCTAATCTTGATGAAATAGTAATAACTATGCCAAATGATATTGGCAGTTCTATTACTGGAAATTGGGGCGATAGATCATTTGGAGGATTGACAGCAGCAGCACTTGGCGCAGTTGGTGGAGTTACTAAATTGGATAATTTAACATCAAATCTTGGAAAATTTTCTATTGATGCTGTAAAAGCAGCTGGCACAGGAGCAGTAGAAGATATATTAAAAACCATAACGAATAAAATATCATCTACTCCTGGTCTAGGATCAAATCTACAACTTAATGATTATCTTGGTTTGGTTAGTGGATACATCACAAATCCAAACACAGAACTATTATATCAGGGAACTCAATTAAGAAATCATGGATACACATTCAAAATGATTGCTCAAACTGAAACCGAAGCAAAAGCAATAGATAAAATTGCTACAATATTCAAACAAGCAGCAGCACCAAAAGGAAATACAGCAAAATTTTTGAATCAAGATATCAGAAACTTTATTGGCATTCCTAATGTGTGTAGAGTTTCTTTTCATCAAGGGAAGGATTCAACAAAAGAACATATGTATCTTCCAAGATTTAAAACATCTGCCATAACAAGTGTCAGTGTTGATTACATTACTGAAGGGCAGTATATGACATTTGAAGATGGAAGACCAATAGGACTAGGATTACAAGTTAATTTTAGAGAACTCAAACTGCTCTTTGCTGATGAAATTGGTCAAGGTAAAAACGATTTTAGATAATCATGGCATACTTCAATCGATTACCCAACGTAGAATACGACAAGAAACCATTAACGTTTCCATATTCGGAAACGGAATATGTTCTTGTCAAAAATTTCTTCAAAAGATATAAGTTATCTGAATCATCTTTCAACTATAATACTCTGTTCACGAAGTATGCGATGTTGGATGATGATAGATTAGATACTCTATCAAATAAATTCTATGGCAATTCAGAGTATGATTGGATTATTGCTATCACCAATAATATTCTGAACACATATTCAGATCTACCAAAACCAGAATCACAATTATATGATATGGTTAATGAAGCATATAAGAGTGCTCCTGGTAATCAATCATTACTTCCTGGTGATAGAGTTCACCATTACGAAACAAGAGAAGTAAAAGATAGCGTTGGTAGAGTGGTACTAAAATCAGGATTGAAAGTGGAATCTACATTCTCAAACAGTCCACTAAGACCAAGCGATGGAAAATTTTATTATTATGATAGTGGAACTGGCGCTACCATAAAAGTGAATGGTAGTAGTGTTATCACGCCAGTTACAAACTATGAATACGAACTAAAATTAAATGATCAGAAGAGAGAGATCTATATTTTAAAACCACAATACATTCAAGAGTTTGTCTCTCAATTTGAAGCTGGTATGGAATATTCTAGATCATCTGCTTACGTTGATAAGACTACAAAACTTTCAGGCAAATAAAAAAGGGGGTCTATGACCCCCCACTGTTTCAATCTTCTTCAGCAAGACGAGCGAAGTAACTGAGAGCATCATCATCCTCATCGTCAGAAGCAGGAACCGTAGCAGCAACACGAGTGGGAGCAGGTTCACGACGAGCGACAGGAGCGGGAGCAGAGAACTCTTCATCCTCTTCCTCATCCATCACGCGAGTCACCTGAGCAGCGCGAGCAGCAGCAGGAGTCTGAGTGATACCCAACACCAGATTCAGACGCTCTTCCAGTTCTTCATAGCTCTTGAAGTTGTCAGGAGAAACAAATGCTTGGAGAGAATGTGCCTGACGCCAGATGTTTTCCAGTTTGGAGTCATCAGCAGCGAGAGCAGA